TCTCTAAAGATTCATCTATCATGTTTTGGACAGCCTCTTTACGAGACCGTGACTCACGATTTTGGACAACGCTGTAATCACCAAGTGTTACGACTGACCTGTTAAAATTAAGCTTGTCAATATCAATCTCATCAACCCGAGTTTCAAAAGCTATTTTTACCTCATCATAGATAATGGCTACTGAGTCGCCTTTCCACGTCTCTGGACCAATGTCTAAGATTTCTGCCTTGTAAATTCTGATAGGGATTGACAAACGCTGCAATTCTTCCCAAGTTGCTTTTAAGAGTTCTGTCTTATCCTCGATTTCCTCATTGACAAAGACACCCCAGCGGTGTTTTAGCTCACCATTTTGAGACAAGCCGTATTCTTCCCTTGCACTATCTAGTGCTACAAAGTTTTGACCAGCTGGTTTGTCTATCGGGTCGCCTTTTTCGACCGACCAAACAATGTCAGTAAATTCAATTCTTCGGCCATAGCCTTGGCGTTTTTCTTCCTGTGGCAAGTGTCCTTCGACATCTTTAGACTCCGCTTCTTCGTGTTGGATTTCTTCGCCTTTTCCTCGTCCGATCAAGCAAGTCACAATGTCATCTGTTGATTCCTCATAGACGACTTTTAACAGATTGTTACCATGCTCAAATTGCTTTCCTGTCGGTTTACCAAAGCGCTTTTTGAGGTCGATATAACGACTTGTGATTTTATTATTAACAAAGGTGTACCTGACATTAAACTCACAGTTAAAAGCTTCCACAACCTTAATCAGAGCCGCCCGTGGACTGATGTAGTAATAACTAAGCGTTCTAACCTCAGAAATACCCTCAACTTTGCCAACTTGATAACCCGTACCCTCTAACGCACCATCAATACAAGCATCTGCGGACGATTGCCTAAATCGCTTGTCTTTGATGATGGCTATAGTGTCAAGGTCGCTCTCAGCTTTGTCTAAGCCTTTGTAAAACTTGCTATCTTCTAGGTTGTAATCAATGACTTTAAAGAGTTTAAAAACATCCTCTTTTTGATTAGGGTCGTAGTTAAAAAAACCAAAGTAAACAAAAGGCTCAATGTCATAATCAACAGGTACCTCAAAACTAGCTTGATCCCAATCATTATTTTTGACCTTAAAATGCCATGAGAGTAAGTCATCAGTACCAACAGTAGCAACTAATTGCTCCAGCTTGTCAAAGAGGTAAATCATAGATAGACCTCCCTAAAATCAGCTGTAATTGTGGCATTGTCACACTGTAATGTATTATTACCAGGTAATAGCTCAAAATACCTACTATTAATCATATCTAAATCGCCAAGGATATTGCGTCCGTTCTGGGTAATCTTACCCGTGGCCATATCAATCTTGATTTCGTCAGTGGTATAAGTTCCAGTCAATCTGATATACTTCTGGCTTTCGACATGCAACAACTTAATTTCTTTTGTTGGTGATGATAGGTTGAGAGTGATGATAGGCTTTGTTTGAAATAACCCACCATTTTGGATAGATGTTCCTTTTTTAGTTTTTACATCAGACATTTTAAACGGATTGTAGCAGATGAATGTTAGTCCTATAATCTGCTCGTTAGAAACTTCTTCTGGGACATCTTTAGATTTAAAGATGCCTAGATAATTTCTGTCAGGTTCGTCTGAAAATGATAAAAAAACTTGATTGTGACTAACAATTAATTTGTTTAATTTTTCATATTGTAAACGCATTGACTTGTTATCTTTTCCACTGATTTTAGCTTTTATTTCTAGTTTTCTGACTTCAACTGTGGCATTGTGGAAATACTCTCCGTTTCGTCCTAACACACTTGTTGTTTGATGTTCTAAGTCCACCACATCACGACCAGAAACAGTCAATGTCCTAAAGGTACCGAAACCATTATTGAGTTCGTCTTCTAATACCTTTCCACCAATTGTTGTCTTTAAATTAAAAGTAACTTTCGGAGTACCTCTGATAGTATCGTTAAATTCGTACATTTTACTCCTTTCAAAAAAACTAAGAGAAACAACTACCAGCTGCTTCTCTTTAGTCTGATTTTTTCAATTTTTGCTTGTTGATTAGTGATGTCACTTACAAATGCTTCGTATTCGTTTCCGCCTAAACTAAAGTTTATATACGCTGGTTGAGCTGTATGTACAAACTCTTGTTGCTGCGATAACGATTGCGAACTCTCTGATTTGACAACACCTTGGAATTTAGCTCCAATGCTAGTCAGTCTATCTGCGATATTAAAATCAAAGCTATTGATGCTATCAAATAACCCGCCAACAGAGTCGTCAACGACATCAGCGTTTTTGTCGATACCCATAGCTACCCCTTGCGGGATATATTGACCAACTCGTTTTGCAAACAACCTTGACGGCGAATGAATCATCGCCTTGGCTCTTGCTGCTCTCTCGGCTTGTGCTACAAGGGCGTTTGCTGCAGCTGTTACAGCTCCTAGCGCTGAATACATTCCTTGCGCAAGCCCTTGTCCGATGTACGCTCCAGCTTGACGCATAGGACCAGCTCCCGCGTTGGCTCTTGATACCGCAGCATTAACCATGCTAGAAATAGCATTAATAACAGCACCTTGTTGAGAAGATAGCCCCCGAGCAAGATTTTGTCCTGAACGCTGTCCCGATTGTCTCATTTGTTGCTCTAGTTGAGACCCAAATGTCCTAGCCTGAGATAGCATTCGAGATAAGATTGATTGCATTTGAGAGGCCGCTTGATTAAATGATGTTATAATGCTGCTTACTATTGTAGCCATGGCAGATTGAATCATAGATTGCATGCTAGCAAATGCTGACGAAACAACTGTTGTACTAGAAGCAAAAGCTTGTATTTGACCAACAGTTGCTGTCGCAGAAGCCCCTATTTGGCTAAAGCCAGCTGATACAACAGAAAGCACAGCTGATAAACCAGCTATTGATGCAACTAGCGCTCCTGTTGTTGCAGATAAGCTCATCAAATTAGCATTGAATGCTGCTATTGTAGGACCGGCAGATGCTAAACCTGTACTAAATGTTGATGATTGAGCAACAAACGCGGCAAAGCCAGCGCCAGCTTGTGCTAGAGCTGGTGTTATTGTCATTAGTTGAGCTTTAAACATAGTGATTGGAGCATTAATTGCAGCCAATCCAGTCACTGCTGCCACCGCCTGAGTAGTAAATGTGGTAAACCCACTCGCTGCCATCGTTAGGACTGGCGGTAGAGTTGCAACTGCTGTCTTAATAGTTGCCATGGTGGTGGCAAAGACTGTTAATCCAGTAATTGCTATCGTAGCGCTTGTTGCTAGACGTGTCATACCATTGGCTACCTTGCTCATAGCAGAACCTAATGTTGCCATTTCGCCAGCTGAGCTAGCCATCTTCCCTAGACCGCTTGCCACAGCTGCTAATGTAGCAACCAAATCTCCAAGGGATAAATCAACAAGCATTTTAATGCCTTTAGCCATCTCTTTTACGCCACGGCCTGCATTAAGTGCCGCAGTACCCATAGAATCAAGGATATTTGCAACACCGTCAAGGACATTCCTAACTGCACTACCAAACGATTCAATTACTGCCCCAACACCTTCTAGAGCTGATTTTACACCATTTCCAAATCCTTCAAAAGCGGTTCCTAGACCCGTCAATACATCTTTGATAGCCGAACCGACAGATGAAATAACAGTAGCTATGCCATTGAATACTGCGGTAATCACACCAGTTAGCGATTGGATAACAGCGCTAATGGAGTTAATAACCCCAGAAATACCACCAAAAAGTCCTGTGAAAGCCCCTATAACGAGAGATGCCCCTGTTGAAACGGCTATAACGAGCTGAGATAATCCGCCCGCTACTGCGCCTACAATCTGAGAGATAGCTCCAGCTACAATTGGCAACATAGAGCCAATAGCGTTTGCGATAATAGGTAGTAAAGTGGCTAGACTATCAGTGACCTGTTGTAAGATTTGCACAACAACATCGCCAACGGTTCTTAAAATTTGACTAATGCCATCAGCTTGAGTTCCTGCCAAGGCAAAAGCTGCTCCTACCATTAAAACAGCCGCTCCTAAAGCTAGCCATGTGGTAGGCGGTACCATAGCAATCGCAGCACCAAGTCCCTTGAATGCAATCGCTAGCCCAGTGCCTATACCTTGCGCAACTGTTGATATTGCGGTTCCTAGAGAACTAATGATAGGGGGGATTCCAGACAAAGCAGTTTTAATACCAGCTCCGATACCTTTTGCAGCTGTTGATATGGCTGTACCAGCAGACTTAACGATATTACCCAAGCCGCTGAAGATTTGGCTAATAATGCCACCGCTTCTTCTAGCGCCGTTAGAGGCTTTGTCTGTTCCTTCTTTGGCTTTGTTTCCAAAGAGGCCAAATTTGCTGCCAATTTTATCCAAAAAAGAACCAATGACGCTTTGTCCCGTTAATTTTTCGAATAATTTAAAGCCTCCCCCGACTGCTGCAAAAGTGGCTATCCAGCTTTGCAATCTGCCAGGTTCCATTTTACCGACAACATCAGCAATAGCTTTTGCAAAATTAGACACATGCTTTACAATTCCGCCTACAATAGAGCCAAAGTTTTTCCAACTGCCTCCACTCATAGCGCTAGCTACATTTTTTAACGCTCCCCAAACACTTTTTAAAGCTCCTGAAAAAGCACTAATTGCTCCAGTTTGTTTGAAACCGCCCCAAAATTCTTTAACCTTTGAAGTGACAGATGAAATCGCCGATGAAATATTAGATACAATTTTATCGATATTAATTCCTTCAAGGAATTTCCCAAGATTACTAGCAAACTTAGAAAAATCAACTTTATCGAGTTGTTTACCGATTGCTTCGATCGCTCTAATTCCAAATTGGTTCACTTTTTCAAACGCTGGTTGCAATTTGTTGGATAAGCCTTCTCGCATACCGTCGATGGCTTGGTCAACAGTTTTGAACTCAGTTGCCATCTTTTGGAAACTCTTATCATTGCCTGCTTTTTTTACCGCTTCCAAAAAATCGCTGGTTTTAACCCTACCCGCCTGGATATCGGCGACGAGTTCATCAAGATTTTTACCCATAGATTTAGCGACTTTAGCCATCCCTGCAGGCGCCTGTTCCAGCATTATCCTAAAGTCTTGCCATGCAACTGTTGGTCTTCCTACTGCTTGCGTCATTTGTTGACTGATAGACTTCATGGCCTGCTTCGGATTTTCAGCAGATGCAGCTAAACCGCCAAAAGCTTTTACGAGCTTTCCGGTATCTTTCACGCCAACCGCTGCTAACTGTGCATACGTGCTAGCCATATCTGATGCCGAGTAGATTGTTTTAGTTGCATAGTCTTGCATCGCCGTTTTAGCTGCCAAAATTTGTTTTTTTCCAAACCCAATGTCCGCTAAATTGGCGTCAAAAGTTTTCCACGCTTTCGCTGAACTATTCATATCGCCAAGCATAGAGCCAAGGCCTGATGACACTGTCCTTGTCATTGCTGAGATAGCTTGTCCAGCTAAATTCGCTCCTAACATGGATTTAAACATGGAACTAGCTTTTTGAGACACCGATGAAAAACCGGTTGAACGCTTTTCCAAGCCTTCGATTGAACGGATTGCCGATTGTAATGTTTTGCCAAAGGTTTTATCAACAGCTGTCAAAACCGCTTCAACAGAATAAGATTCTCCCATTTAACCTCCTTTCCTTAAAGGTTAGCTTTGAGAAGTAAATCCATACCTTTCTTGTCGTAACCTTCATCAATTTCTTGAGTGATTTTTCGGATTTCTTCCTCATAATCAAAAAAGTCCTTGAATTTTTTATAAACAGGGACTTCTTTTTTATTTTTCTTGCCACCAACAAGCTTTGTTGCCGTAACTTGGT